CGTTATACAGAGATTTTAAGAGCACATTTTGGAGTTATTTCACCAGATCAGAGATTACAACGTCCAGAGTATTTATCAGGTGGTTCAAGTAGAATTACTCAACATCCAGTAGCAAACACATCAGCAACTGCAACAGAGAAGCAAGGTGAGTTAGCAGCTTTTAGTACAGCAATGGTAGCAGGTGGTGGAATAGGATTTTCTAAATCATTTGTAGAGCATGGTTATGTTATTGGGTTAGCACAGGCACGTGCAGATATTACGTATCAGCAAGGTATAGAAAGAATGTGGTCACGTAGTACAAGATTTGATTATTTCTGGCCAAAGTTACAGCAATTAGGAGAGCAAACAGTATTAATGAAAGAGATTTATGCACAAGGTTCTACAGTAGATACAGATGCAGATGGTACGCCTAATGATGATGAAGTATTTGGTTATCAAGAACGTTATGCAGAGTATCGTTATAAGCCTAGTCAGATTAAAGGTGAGTTTCGTTCAACATATGCAACTCCATTAGATGTATGGCACATGGCAGAAGAGTTTAGTTCAGAGCCAGCTTTAAATAGTACATTTATTCAAAGTAATACACCAGTTGATAGAGCATTAGCAGTTAGTGGAGATGTACATTTGTTATTTGATGCATGGTTTGATTATAAACATGCTAGACCAATTATGACTTATGGTATTCCTGCAACATTAGGTAGATTCTAATGTTTGGTAGTATATTAGCTAACGTAGGATTAGGAGTTGCTTCAGGAGGACTTAATTTTATTGGACAGCAACAGACAAACAGAATGAATAGACGTTTGACACATCAACAAATGTTATTTCAGGAAAGAATGTCAAATACAGCACACCAAAGACAAGTTAAGGATTTAAAAGCAGCAGGGTTAAACCCGTTATTAGCAACAAATACAGGCGCCTCTTCACCGCAAGGGGCAGCCGCAACAATGGAGAATGCATTAGGTGCAGGTGTAGCAGGAGCTTTAAGCTCCTTGAACACAGCTGCAGATATTGGAATAAAGTTAGAGCAAGCAAAGTTAATGGATTTACAAGGACAAGCAGCAAGTGCTGGTGCAGGTTTATCTAAAGCACAGACAAAAGCAGTTTCTAAAGAGTTTCCTAAAGCAGATGCATTAAATAGATTTTATGATGGAGTTTTATCTCCTTTGATAAATAAAGTAGAAAGAGCAAAAAAACCAAGTATACCCAGAAATGATGTAGGACCTGGTATTTATTCATTTCCAAAAGGAGGATTACGTTAATGGAAAAGTTAAGTATTTTAAAAGATGGTGAAAAGTTAATTAAAGCTAAAGGTGCTCAATATATAATCAGAAGAAAAGATGGATCTGTCAGAGTCTGTACACATAATAAAGAGTGTTCATTAACAGATCAGTCATGGAAAAAAGACTGTGATGTCAATCACATAGTCAATAAGTATATGAAAACTGGACAGCTTACACATGTAGCAAAAGGAGAAGGACAGTATCTAGATGTATCAGAAATAAGCGATTTACAAGATGGACTTCTTAAGATTAAACAAGCAGAAGAGTTATTTCGTCAGTTACCAGAAAAAGTAAGACAAGTATGCAAAACGCCAAGGGAGTTAGTCACATATTTAGCAGATCCTAAAAATGATGACCAAGCAGTAGAATTAGGACTCAAGACTAAAGTCGTGTTAGCCGATAAGGTAGTAGACCAAGGAGCTAGTCATGAAGAGTCAAAAAGCGAGAGCAAAAAAGATTCAGCCAAAAAAGAGTAAGGCTGAAATCGCAAGTGTAGTACAAAAAGTGATAGAATTAGTTCTTCCCTTATTTGTTCAAAAAGGATTGGAAAAAATTCTGTTATCAGTAAGAGTCATCTTTGATTTAATTAAAAGATGGTTTCTAAAGTAGCTTATGTATAACGCGCGCGCGTGATTTACGCGTGCGCGCGTCTAATAAGCGTTATTTATTATTAAGTTGTTTCTCAAGATCAGAATTCCAGTCTTGATAGTTATCAGATTTTATATGTTCAAGACGTTGTTTAAGTTTACTTAGCCTGTATTTTTTACCAGCTATGTAATTTTCCAGATCTTCAATTTGTTGGTTGTAATATTCTATTTTTTCTTCTCTAGAATAATTTTTATTTTTCATTTTTTATTCCTTTGTTAAAGGGTTTGTGAAACCCTGCTCTTTAACGAAGGTTTAAAAAAAGTTGACAAGTAAAGAAGAAAACACAAAGTTAAGTTCTAACCAACAAAAGGAGATAATATGTTAAAAATATTTTCAATAAGAGACGCTAAAACAGAAGTCTTTAATACACCATGGTTTCAAAGAACACATGGAGAAGCAGAACGCAATTTTCGTAAATTAGTTTCGGACCCTAAAAGTAATGTTCACGCATACCCAGAGGATTACGATCTCTATTACTTAGGTGAATATAGTGAGACAGAAGGTAAATTCAAAACACTTGATACGCCACAGCACGTATGTAAAGCAATACAATATGCTAAAGAGGAAGGACCTTCCCTTACCAACCTACAAAACGGAGAATCGTCACAAGAACCAATGGTGCCTGAGAGTCCAGTTATGTAAGAAAACGCATCGCTCAGAAAAGTGATTAGGTTTCGCCCCGCAGCAATAGCGGGGTTTTTTATTGTCCAGAATGGAGCGGCTACGTATGTTCCTTGTTGTAAGTAGCCGCCCTGACAGATATCATCTAGTCAGGCCCTAAAAAAAGGAGAATATGTAGTGAAAAGACGCCCTATGTCTCGGAAATCGAGCAAAAGAGTATTTAAAAAAAACACAGGTGTTAACAAGATGAACAGTTATAACCCCATGAATGTTCGTGGTGGAATAAGACTATAAAAAAAAGGCCCCTACAATGAGATGTATAAGGCCCATAAAGGCTGGATTTAACCAAGCCGGAGATATTGTATATACTAGCAGAAAAGTGTCACCAGAGCTAGTTTCGTTCGAATTTGAGTGTCGTAAATGTTTACCGTGCAGGTTGAATATTGCTAGAGAGAAAGCAGTACGTAGCTTCCATGAAGCAAAGTGTCACGAAGATAACATATTCTTAACATTAACTTACGATGATGAGCATTTAGAATCTTCAAAGTTAATATATGAGCATTTCCAGAAATTCATGAAGAGTCTACGCGAGCGAGTCACGCGTGGTATTGAGACCAAGGAATTAAGAGATGAAAAGTATATCCCTTATATGGTTACAGGAGAGTATGGAGAAGTGAATAAAAGACCTCATTGGCATGCAATATTATTTAATTATAGACCAGAAGACGCAAAGTATAAGTACACAACGGATTTAGGTGAAAATGTATATGAGTCAGAGATTATAGATAGTATATGGAAAAAAGGTAATGCAGAGTTTGGAACAGTTACAATGGAAAGTGCTGGTTATGTAGCACGTTATGCAGCAAAGAAGTTAGTACATGGTAGAGATGAAGATCATGATTATCATCCTATACACAAGACGTCATGTAAAAGAGCAATAGGAAGAAGTTGGATAGAAAAGTATTGGAAACATACCTTTCAGAATGGATTTATAGTTTTACCAAATGGTGAAAAATGTAGAATACCTAGATATTATGTTGATTGGTTAAAAGAACATAGATTTAATGACTACGTCAAATATGTTAATGGACCACAACAAGAAGCAATTAATTATGCTGAGAAAGAGAAAAGAAAGGAGGAGATGGAATTTATAAGTTCAGTTATTAATAAAAGGCCCTGCACACCATATCCAATTACAATGAATGAAATGAAATTAAGAATTTTAAAATCGAAGTTTAAAGAACTTCAGAAGGAGTTAAAGTTATGATGGATCAACCAAGTTTGGGTAATAGACATTCACAACATGCATTTTCCCAAGTACCAAGTGTCAATATGGCACGTTCGAGATTTGATAGATCATTTGCTATTAAAGATACGTTTGATTTTGATAAACTCATCCCTATATTTTGTGATGAGATATTGCCTGGAGATAGTGTAAATTTAAATGTTAAGAGTTTCGCGCGTTTAGCAACTCAAGTAAGACCAGTAATGGATAATATGTATATAGACTATTTCTTTTTCTTTGTACCTAACCGATTAGTATGGACAAATTGGGAAAAGTTTAATGGTGCACAAGATAATCCTGGTGATTCAACTAGTTTTACTGTTCCTACTATTACTATTAATGATGGTAGTGGATTTCAGGTTGGTGAGATATATGATAAATTCGGGTTACCAACTGATGTTGATGATATAACAATTAATGCATTGCCATTACGTGCATATAATTTAATTTGGAATGAATGGTTTAGAGATCAAAATTTACAAAACAGTATTACAGTTAATGTAGATAATGGACCAGATGCAGCAACAGATTATAGTTTACAAAAAAGAGGTAAAAGACATGATTACTTCACTAGTTGCCTACCTTGGCCTCAAAAAGCGACGGCTGTTGACTTACCCATTGGAACAACGGCTCCTGTACTTGGTATTGGTAGATTAGATCAAACATATCCAGGAACGAGTGGAACGGTATATGAAACAGATGGATCAGCTACTACAACTTATGCTAAGTGGGTTGCGACACATAATGCAACAAATCAGAGTGCAATTGAAGAGGATCCAAATAATAGTGGGTATCCTAATGTTCGTGCAGATTTATCTAATGCTACTGCTGCTACTATTAATGAGTTTCGAGATGCTATCTTAACACAGTCGTTATACGAGTTAGATGCAAGAGCAGGTACACGTTATACAGAGATTTTAAGAGCACATTTTGGAGTTATTTCACCAGATCAGAGATTACAACGTCCAGAGTATTTATCAGGTGGTTCAAGTAGAATTACT